GGCTCCGGCTCTACCGCTTTTACTGTTTCCTTTTTTTCTACTATTGATGTGGTTTCAGAAACAGGGGCTACGTTCTCCCCTGTTACCTTTTCAACTTCTTCGGACGTACTTACAGGTTTTTCTTCGGAAGTGCTTTTTATTTCTTCTTGGGTTTCTTGTGTCAATTGTTCAACAACAGGGGCCGGAGAAGGTTCTGTTTTCCACTCCGTAGAGAATGGGGCTTCTACTACTTCCTGTGTTTCTGTTGAAATATCCGTCATATATAAGTGGTTGTGTTAGAAATTCTTTACCAAATGTAGTAAAACATTATTTATTTTCTAATTTTTTATTTTTATTGCATTTGTTCTTGCATTTGGCCTTCCGGCATAGACTGTTCTTCTTCCATCATTTGCGCTTCTTCCGCTTGCTGTTGTAGTTCTTGTTCGTCCTGAATGTTTTGAACAAATAAAGGCAATGCGCTGTTCTTAATAATCTCTGCTTCCAATGCTTTTAATTCTGCCGGAACCGCCAAGCCCTTACTGTAGATTGAAAATAAACCGGAGAGTATAACCTCTTTCTGCCTAGCTTGACTTGCTGCATTTTCTATTTGGACTTTTACATCAAGTTCTACTTTTAATGATTTTTGTTTCGCCGCTTCTACAGCAAGTCCACTTTCCTTCTGTGCATTTGCATTCATTGATGCTTGCGATTCGGCTTGTTTCATTCTACCTTCGTATGCCCTTTTCTGCCCCTGCCTAAGATATATTTCTGCTGTCTTGATATTTTTTCTTGCCATCCTTTTTAGTTTTTCAGGATTTAACCATAATACCAAATCGGGTTGGGCTTGCATCATCATGTTAACAGAATTGTCGAAATTTGTAATTTCTTCGGTGGTAGGTAGCATTTCAATCTTAACCTTGAAATCCCTATCCTTAACGTCTTTTTCTTGTAGTAAATCACGATACTCCTTACTCCCAAATTCTACTGAATCATGCAATAAACAAGCTACTTTATCAGCACTTTCATCCATGAGTGAAGTACATGCGTCATTCATGTAATCAGTAGCGTTAAAACTTACTTCCAATGCCGTCTGCACATTTTCTACCCCTGTTCTTGGCTTAATGGTTTGCCCTTCTGCAAATTCATTTATGCCTATTTCGTCTCTTAAAACTTGTAAATGCTGATTGTAAATTTCTATGAGGGCTTGAAGTTGTGCTGTACTACCGGCATTCGGTAATTCTTTTACGGGAGAATCTATTCTATTGCCTTCTGAATCACGGCTACGATAATAAACATTACCTGTCTGATCTGTTATTTTCTGTAACTCCAATGGTTTCGCAATACCGTTTCCTAAATCCATTGCTTGCAACCCGTCAATGTCGTACTGATAACCACTAGGTCGCATTTTAGCTACTAATTGCTGTATTTTTAAACGGGCAAGTATCATACCCTCTACAGGTTCCTCTATCTTTTCGGGTACTGCCAAATTACGCATTTGGTTGTTCTGATACATATAGAAGGAGTACGGTGATTGGGCATCACTTATCTTTTCATAATCCTGTGGGCGAACCATGTTCTTTTCTAAACCCCATTCCAATATCATTTTATTCTGACGCACATATACACCACGATATATATTCCATACTGTTTTTTCTACATATTCGTTGCCAGGATAAACGTCTGTTATTTTTTTCTTTGGACGATCAACATACATTGAACCGTCCTTTGCCTTCTTGATTAAGTTTCTATCTACATCAAGCGTTCTTAATGTAAACCTTACTACATCTACATTCCAATCATCAATAGGCAAAAACATATTGGTATGCCATTGTGCTGTATCGTAGGTTATTTTATTGGATGCAGACCACTGTTTTGATTCCTTACCAATCTCCATTATTTGTTTCATGGTAAGGTGTGGGTATAAATCTCTTATCTCACTTATTTTGTAGGAAACTATTTCACCTTTTATAGAACTATCTGCAAAATCAGGACGGTCGGAATAGGAATAAAACATATTTTCCGGTCTGCAATAGTTTACATGAATACGTCCATTTTTATCTGCAACGGTTTCAGTTCCAATTAACCCAACTACTGCGGCATCATGCTTTATTCTACGGGTATTAACTCCCATATCACCCCATCCATTTAATTCAAATACGGTATTAATTCCTTTTTCATAAAGTATTTCTTCGGGTATTCTCTGTTCTTCTTCTGCCCATAAATCAAGATGGTCTTTGTCGTCCGGTATGAATTGGTCTTTTGGGATAAAGTCTGCACCCGCCTCTGCACCTAGTTCCTGTAAAGCCTGTTGGTTATACATATAGAACTCTGCATCATCTTTTTCTTTTTTCTTCTGCTTAATGGAAATGTCATCTACGGCAGTAACGGATGCTTTTTGTCGCTTAGTCATCCACCTTCCTACCAATCGGGAAACAATGGTATTGACTATCATTATTGACTTCCAATTAATATTAACGTAGTTGGTCATACCTCTCTTATAGTTCAAATTCGCCACTTCCCGCCACGCTATCCATGCTACTAACGCCTCTCTAAACTGTACGGGTACATGATATTCCTGATCGGGGTTTGGCGAAGCCGTATATTCTAAAATAAGCCCTGTATAACCAAATGAAGAATCAAGAAGTATTACTCCATTAGCTTCGTCAATTTTAAACCCGCCACCGTACAAGCCTGTAATATCTACTCCATACAAATTACTGTATGAACTGCCATTCCAAAAATTAAAAAAAACAGGGGAGCTATACGAATATAAATTTACAAAATTATCTGAATCAATTTCGGTAAGCCTATTGGGGAGTAAGTCGCCAAAGTTGGTTAGCTTCTCATTGTATTTAAGCGGAACTATTTGACCTATTCCGTTTTTTATTCCAACCTTTGTGTACTTCAAATAATCATTTGGCAGCGTGACAGTTTTATTTGCATTGACAGGGATTTCTACGGACTTCACTTTATAAAAAAAGTCAAGCCCGATATGTTCTAACCCCCGAAAAGCAATATGGTATAACTTAAAATACTTATTATGCGACTGCTCACTTTCATTCAAGTAGTCATTGATAATAGATTCCAATGTTATCCAACCTTGTCTTTGCGCCATTTTATTATTTTTTCTTTATTGGTTTAACAGGCTTTTTCTCTACTTGCTTTTCTTTTTTTATCACTATAGGCTTTGGAATAGCCTGTACATCATTAACTTCTTCGCCGTTCTTTACAGAAAAAGCAAATGATTGTGGATAGTTTTGAAGATTGGAAGGAAGGTGTGTTGCAAAGCCAACAAATTCTTCAAGTTGCTCTGACAATAAACGGTTAGGGTCAATTTTACCCAACCAACTCTCCATTCTTGCTTTAACCATACTGTCATCCAATTTCTCAATGAAATTTTCTACCGATGACAATTGAATTTCACTTAACGTGTACATAATATTTTAATTTAAAAGATTAATTATCCCTGCCATCATTTTGAAGGTCGGGAACCTGTTTTCTCTCTAAAATCAGTTGTTGTTGGATATATTGAACCATTATTGGAAAATAATCTGCTGGCACATTTAAAGTGCTATCAAGGTCTGTTGCATCACCTCCTGAAATCATAGTACAAGTTGCTGTATATCCTGTAATATCAATAGGCGTAATTACAAAAACATATCCCCCCTCTGAATAACAAATAATCTTGTTTTGCACCGGCCTCATAGACCTTTGAATACCCACTTGACTTTCACTAAGCATTATTGCAGGATAGCTAATTGTATTTGTACTATCCTTAAACACTATCCTTGCAACCCCGTCAGACGCTCCGATTCCTAATGGTATTTCAGGGAGAGAGAATTTGTATAAAACCCGTTCATCTTCTGTAATAGTTAATCCTTTAAAGGTGCTATAAAAACTATTGCCTACAACCGCTACCCCATCTAATTGAAAGTTATCCTTTAAATTTTGCTTTGCCGCCAATCCAATAGCATCACCTAACCATGTGTTTACTAACCCAACAGTTATTGTACTGTCGTCAGTTGGCTGACCATTGTAAATCTGCCTTAAAGTTCTTTCAATAAATGTTCTCCTGGTCATTTAATTATTTTATGGATACAAGCCAAAAACAGCACTCAAAGCAGTTAAAGCAGCCGCCACAGATGCAGGAGCCGTACCCGAACCTGCTACACGTAAATCAGATAAAGCACAAGAATAATCCCCCGCATTGCCAAACAAAACATTTACGGTTGTTCCTGCTGCATCGAAAGAGTACTTTACCGGATAACCTACATAACACTGTATTGCACCTGCCACTGAATCAACAGTTGTTGTTACCTGTACTTGATTACCTTGCTTTGTAAAATCTATTACTGTTGCCATTATTTAAAGTTTTATTGACCTTCTTGTTTTATTTGATTTGCAAATTGCAATACTGCCCCCGCCTGTAAATTTACACCAACTAAAGTTAACGCTCGTGCAATTATGTCTAACATCGCAGCCGAATCCCAAACAGGATCAACGCTTGTTGCAGGATTGTAAACCGCCCTTCCATTTCCATCTAAAGTGTAGCCCCAAACAATATCCGGCGCATCCCTGACATAATGAAGTTTTGCTTGGTAAGTTGTTGTTGGGTAGAATTGAAAATTTGTATCTTCAATTAAGTAAATAGGGTTAGATGCAATCGGGTCTATTGTGCTATTGTAATAAGCATCCAATTGGTTTTGTTGTGCATTCCTTATCCTGCTCACCCCATAAATGCTGTACATCGTATCCGTCTGAATATAATCATGTGGATAAGGGCTTTGCCCTTGCGAATCAATGCTTAAAACATACCCATATATAGTTGGGGCGAGCCGTTGCCTAACAACTGAATTTTGTCCTAATTCAACTCTAGCAACAGGTCGCCCCGGTGTATATTGTTCAAAACTTCCTAATAGATGTGACTGATAAGACCTTTGAGCCTGATTGATGACTAGTCTAAACTTATCAGGGGCAAAATAGCCTTGCTGATTTTTGTTTAAAATAAATTTCATTAAACTATAAACTTCATCAACGGACAATGTGTTATGTTTTAAATTGTTATCCTACTAATTCCCTCAACTGATTTGCAAAAGCGGCATTAGCCTCTCCATGCGTCATCGCAAATTCAATCAAGTAATCTGTTTCTTTTCTTCCTTGTGGTAATGTTGTAATAAAACCTCCGTCTGTCCAGTAAGCTGTTCCAACTTGTTTGCCTAAATCAATCAACCCTTCATCAATAGCTTTCTTTACCATGTGGGCTATCTTAACTGTTGGGCTTTGTGCGCTTGAAAGGAAACGTGCTGCATTGTTCTTAGCATACCTTGTGTAAGCCATTCTTAATGCCGCTTCATCCATCGGAACGCCCATTTCATCTACAAACTGAATATTCAAATATTGTGCATGAGGTATTACTTCCTCTATTGGTGTTGTCATTGCTAATTGCATAGCCTTGATAACATCATTTTCTTCTTGGATTGCCTTTTTGTTTTGCTCTACCGGATTCCATTCATAAAAATAGTACCGGCGGTGCTTTGCCATTTCTCCTAAATTTTTCCTTACTGTCATGTTACTGTTAGTAAGCAAAGCGGCTTGTATCTTTAATGGCTCATTAGCCGGTATGATAAGAGTTCCGTTTTCAAATTCAAGATTTAAAATATTTTTGTTAACGTATTTTTCAGGATAAACCGTTGGCGGTTGTTCATCCATCCAAACACTTTTTGCCCCTCTTAACAACCGCATCCTTCTTGGATTTCCGGTTTCAGGGTCAATTACATCTTCCTCCACATCTATAATAACCTTGCCTCTACGCTTGTCATTAGATAATTTAAAAATCCGATTGGTTGATCTTGTCATCCCCAATACGGGTGCATTCGATTTTGGCGGGGCTTGCAGCGTATTGCTGCTTATGGTGTCCGCAGAGTTTTTTGCCATTTTTATTTTTAGTTGTTGATTACTTTGTAAAATAGTGGCTCCGCAATATTACGGAGCCACTTAAAACTATTATTTACTAACTACCTGAAACGGTAAAGAACTGTGTAAGTCCAGAAGCCCGGATTCCTTTGTAAGTAATCATGCTCACAGTGTGATCCATAGTTGCAGTAAGGTTTTGGTTGGCTGCTCCACCGTATTCCCAAACCTTAACACCGTTAGCTACAACACCGCCTCCCATTGGTTCCTGATACATAACCTGTACGTTTTTAATGCGTCCGGTTTTAACACCACCGCCATTGCCGTACTTGGCTGTTACTTCTCCTTCGGGTATGATAATACCAAAGTTCCTGTACTGGTCAACATCCGGTGTTTTACCGTGTGTAACCTCTGTATTGAATCCTGCGTATTTACCAAGTTTCAGCATATAGTTATCAATCTTAAAGGCATCGAAACCGTAAGCTACTGTGGCATTTTCTGATGCTGTACCTGCACCCCAAACGTAAGCACCGGCAGGGTATTGTGCAAATAAAGTGTCATCAAACTCTTGCCTTTGGAAAATATCCATCAACCACATTGCTGATTGAGCGTTACCGTAAACATCCATTTGTGCTGTAATAGCATGAAGTTTAGAAATACCCAATGAACCGAGTGAGTAAGTAACTGCATTACCACGATCAACGATTTCAGGAATTAAACCTTTTGTACCCACAGTACCGGAATTTAAACCAGTATTGTCTTGGATACCGCCGAACATCAATTTAAAGTCTACGTTATTTAAAAAACGCTTGTTTGCTTCAACTAATCCACGATAGGTATAAGCACCTTGCTTACCACGAGCGATACCGGCAGAGCCAAAACCGCCATCATTTACATAATCGTAATAAATGGCTTCCATTTCAGCACGATCAGTTGCTTTCCAATCGTCACGGATTTCGGTGGTTGTGTTTGTAATCCTTTCATCAATTGGTGCCTGTGGGTCAATGTTGGTTGATGCTTCACCGGCTTCTGTATTAGAACCCAATTTGATGATTTCACCTGCAAGTAAGTTTGCACTACCGGCAGAAACAAATGCTTGTGCTGCTTTCAACGGGCGAACTGTCATTGTGTGAGCATTGGCAACAGACTTATCAACTGTCAATACTTTACCTTCAACACCATTTGATGCAAGACGAACTGTTTCGCCTACACGAATTGGTGATTTTGTACCGCTATCCCAATGCTCTGCAACTGCAATGGTAATAGTTACTGTTGCTCCTGCTGCGGGGGCTACAACGGCTGTTTTATTGGTTACGGCTACCATTAATTTTCCTGTATCTTCAAAATGAAAGAACTCCCGTCCTTCTACTTTTTCCATACCGCCAAAAGTGGATAACCATGTAGTCCAGTTTTGCGCTCCAAACTTCTGAACTAATTGGCGATAGTTATGCGGCTGCAAAATTTGCAGGTCGGAAATGAGTTCGTAATTAATTGCGGGTAACGATACTACGTTAGGTGTCCCTATATTGGATGTGGATATACCTGGCATCTTATTTTAGATTAAATTTTTTAATGAATGTTGTTACCTGAATGAAAAGAAAGTTTCTGACATTTGATTCTGTAGTTGTTCCGGCGTTGCCCCCATATCTCCATTGCCTGTTTTCTTGCCTCCATAATCAATATTCTTGATTGTTTTCTTAGCTTCGGCATACCGTTGGTTACCTGTTTCCGCTACCATCTTATTGATGATTTTGGTTTTATTAAGGATTAACGGCAAATCTTCTGCTAATTTTGAGGCGATTAAATTTCCTTCTGCATCAAGCCATCCGATTTTGGATAAAAACTCTCCTGCATTAGAATTTGCGAGTGCAATGATTGGCTGGATTTCTGCTTTTTCTTCTGCGGTTAATTTGTATCCTACAGTCAATTCGACTTCCTCGTCTTTGAATGTAGTTTGATAACCATTGAATACTTGCAAACCTTCGTCAACTGATTTCAGGAACCTTTCATTTTGGGCTTCCAATTCCTCTTGGGTTTGACCTTGTGAAATGTTTTCTGATTTTTGAATATCCGGCAGTACTATTTCTTGTTGTAATTTGAGCAATTCTGCTGTAGCTGGTTTTGCGTCACGGGCAATCCTGTTTTCTAGTCTTTCTACTTGTGCCGTGTACTTATTCATGCGAACCTTAAATTCTTCATCATCTTCAAGTGTTCCTTGTACGGGCTGTTCGGGACGGCTATAAGTATCTTCAAACAAATCGTTAATCTCTTTTTGAGAAAAATCTTTGTTTTTGTATTGTAGATTTAATTTTATAATATCGGCGGGTGGTAGCTTGTCTACCTCTGCTAATTTTTTCTGTTCCGCAAGTACGGCAAAAACTTCGTCCTTTTTCCCTTCTTTAATTAAGTTGTAAATCCTCTCTGATTCTTCGTTGGCAAATTTTATTGGCTCCGGCTCTACCGCTTTTACTGTTTCCTTTTTTTCTACTATTGATGTGGTTTCAGAAACAGGGGCTACGTTCTCCCCTGTTACCTTTTCAACTTCTTCGGACGTACTTACAGGTTTTT